ATCCATAATTTTGAAACGTGTTTTGATCCGTACAAATACTTTCAAAAAAACATTAAATATGTTATTCGTAATAATAAAAATAACGTATTTAAGACATTGGTGTCGAAAAAGTACTATGAACCCAGCCAAAATGATATGAAAATTGTATGTAGACACGGTGCGACTGACATTTTCTTATACCTCTTTAAAGAACATTTTAAAGGTGAATTTACAATTGAAGAATTATGCACACATTTAAAGTCAATTTCTAGTCAGATTATCCCCTCCGCTGCGCGGTCGTTAGAGTGTTTTGAAATAGTGTTGGAATCGTTAAATCAAATGGAAGAAAAGGTTTATGTATCTTCTTTCAAATACACAATAAGGAATGTCTTATATCAATGTATTGTGAATAATTCCTTTGAATATATTGTAAGGATTGTTCGATTTTACATTCGATTTTTGAATAAAAAACGCAAACGGGAAAACAATAAATATTCAATTCGTAAAATTCATTTGAGGGGATTACTTTCACCTTGTATTGCATGTGATCGTTTTGAAATATTTAAATATTTTTTAAGTGTTATTACCGCTGAATCTCAAAAATCGGATGGTCGTTTTGTTATCACAAGTCTTTCAATGGTATCGAATTTAAGATATGTAAAATATCTGTTTTCAGAAAATAAAGCTAATATTCGGAAAAATTTGGTAGCCTTATTACAAGAAGCAATTTTAAATGCAAACATTGTGTTGGTAAAATTTATCCTTGATACCGCTTGTAGTAGCTCGCCGAAGGCGAGTAAAGAAGAAGAAATGGTACGTAATTTATTTAAGTTTGATACAAAATACTTGAAATTTATAAAAAAAGCGTGTGAGGAACCCGAACTTAAATACAACCCAGGTAATTCAACATTTAGTCATTTTTGTATCAGCGAATATGAAAGAACAACTTGTAGAGAGTATGAAACATATTTTAATAAAATCATTCGTTTATTATTGGATTATGATATTGATTTATCTGATTATTTTTATTTGATTTTACCTTATTTGAGTAAAAGAAATGATATCGAATTAATTAAACAATTATTAGAACATAATTCTTCAAAAGTATCAAATTATATTATATACAATTGCTTTTATTTCGCAATTAAGAATGATAACTACGAATTAGTTGAATATTTCTTATGTTTAGGTTTTAGTCCCGACTGCAAAATGTATTATTATCATCTTGATAAAGAAAAAAAGTATGAATGTATATATTTTTTTAACGAATTAAGTGATATTGAAATCTTAAAAAATTATATTGATCTTAAAGACGCTGAAGACGAATATGATGAAATAAACTATTATAATGAAAATTTGTTAACATTTGCGATAATGGAATGTAGTATTTCTATTGCTCGTTTATTATTAGAAAACGGTGAAATTAACCCTTCCGATAACAATTATATGTTAATGGTTCGTTATTCGATATTCCCTTATAGTCAATATTTAACAACTTTATTAATTGATAATGATATTATGTTTAATAGTATATGTGAATGGGTAGAACATTCAATGGAAATTGTTTTAAATGGTTTAATACAATATCCTCGTGATAAAGAAACAAGATTTCAAACTATACTTGCGTATACTGAATTATTTAGACCAATTTGTCCACCGGTCGCCGAAGGCGACGTCGTAGGGGACGCCACGGGGAATTGCTTTTGTTTATCTGATGATTGCCCCCACTATGAACCGTCTTCGAATTATTTTATTCGATGCGGTAAATGTAATAATTCAATGCATTTATTATGTGCTTACAAATGGTTATATGATAAAATGAATCGTACATTAAACCTGTACTACAATGGACAAATCGAACATTACCCAGTTGAATATGAAGATAAATCAATGCATTTCTCTTGTCCATTTTGTAGAGACAGTATAAAGTTAATCCCTGAAACGGAACGTTATAAAATTTATTGTACCGCTCCCTTAGAAACTTAAAGTTAATTCGTTTATATTTAATTAAAAACAATGTTATAGTATTTAAAAATAAAACAATTAACATTAAAATGAATAAAGTATGTGAAACCGAAGGTTCCACCGCAAAGCAGTGTACAAAGTGTAATATTGAAAAAACAATTGATGAATACTCTAAAAAAGGCAAAAAGAAAAACGGTGATATTCGTTATCGTAGTGACTGTAAAGCTTGTGAAAAACAATACCGTGAAGAACATAAAGATAAAATAAAACAACGTTATCAAGATAATAAAGAGGAACGATGTGAATATGGTAAACAATACCGTGAAAACAATAAAGAAGAATTAAGTGAATACGGTAAACAATATCGTGAAAACAATAAAGATAAAATTAAACAACGTTATCAAGATAATAAAGTTGGCATATTAGAATATCAAAAACAATATTATCAAAACAATAAAGAGGAAAAATTAGAATATCAAAGACAATACAAAAAAAATAAACGAGCAACTGATTTAGAATTCAAATTAAAAGATAACATAAGAACACGTATCAATTGCGCAATTCATAGTCAGTTAAATAACGGTCCGCGTAGCGGACAAAAAAGTGCCCGTACTCACAAATTGTTAGGAATATCAATGGATAAATACATAAGATGGATTGAATTTCAATTAAAAGACGGTTGGGCTTGGGATAATTGGGGTTCTGATTTCCATATCGACCATGTTTATCCAATTGCAAAGCACGACCTTTCAAAAAAGGAAGAACAATTTAAAGCATTCAATTGGAAAAACACTCGACCAATGTGTAAAAAGGAAAACATGGCAAAGGGCGATAAAATAATACCGGGTGAAGTTTTTCAACACAAAGTTACTGTCTTAGCATTTTTGTTTCATGAGATAAATTTTAAACAATAATTAAATTAATATAACCCCTAATTTCCAAACTTAACTTCTTTAGCTTGGCGTCAATGAAGCAAATTTATTAGAGTAATATGGCATTCCGGTGTTTGGATTTTTCATGACCGGCGGGGGATTGTACGGATTGGATATTTTAGGTAGAATATTGTTCGACATAAAATCATTTCTTGGGTCATTGGACGCCATTTGTGTTGGAACGACCAGCTGTGGACCAGAAGCAGCAGCACCAGCCGCCACGACTTGCTGTGATGTCACACGCCTAGGTGGTGCTGCTTTACCAATTTGAGTACCCGTTGTCCCGGGCGACATCCATTGAGAACTAGGTAAACCTTTTGGTAATCTCCCCCACTCCGCTTCTAGTTTATCCTTGGTGAATGGTAACCGTGTGAAGTACCCATTTACCTCAGAACAAGTCTTACCACAAGCCCTATCCGGGTCTAGGTAATAATTACATTGATCCGAGTAATAAGATTGTTTAATTAAATTACTTGTATTCAAACCACCTCTCTGGGCAGCACCTGCAAATACAATATGATTTAAGTCTTGTGGAGGGTTAAACTGCTCCGGTTGGAATACAAGAGGTAAGTAAGATACAGCAGATAAATCAACTGCGGATTTCTTTTCCTTAGAATAAATAGGTTGTAATCGATTAGTATTTTTCTGATTCTGGTAGGTCAAGGGTGGTTCGTTCGCTTCGTCTAATGCTGGTATTGGTGGATTACATTTCGATAAAATATCATCGCGACCAGACAAAAATGAATCAATATTAATTACATCAGGTCGTACGAAATTACTTTTAGCATTAACACCAACCGTACCTATTGGAAAAGTATTATAATATTGACCTTTTTGTAATATATATTCTAATGGGCTGGCAGCTTGGTTGTAGATACAGAATGAATCAGATTTTAAATCGGTCTGAGACATTTTCTATTTTTTTATTAGTGTAAAATATTTTTATTATGAATATTATTTCTTATTTATCAGAAGCTTTTAACAGTTTTTTATACGACTCAACGCTTGATTTAAGATCCTTTTTATTCCAAAGAATATAACGTTCAAGAGCTTTCCTAGACATCAAATCAATGTTCTTAGGAAGTGGATGACGTTTTAAAATGAATTCCTTATAATTTTTATCTTGAATATCTGGATAATACTTTGCGGATTTCGAACCGAATGAAACAACCCTTTCTTTATCGTTTTTTGTATTAATAAAGTAAGCGTCGTACTTTGTACTCGCACCTTCTTTTGATGCCTTTATCTTTTTAAATTTATAATTTCTGTATGTCTCGGGCGCCTTCGGCGCCTTTTTTGAAATAGTTTTTTTTGTAACGGTTGTTGTACGTCTTTTTTTTGTCTCAGAAGTGGACTTTGTCCCCGTAGGGGACTTTGCTGTCAAAAATCTACTCTTCTTTTTTTTATTGGTACTACGAGTACTACGAGAATGATGATCATCTGAAAACATATCATAGAAATCCAACATATTTGGTTTTAAGTTTTTTTTATTCTTTACATATTTTTAAATTTGAAGAAAGCAAACGTAAAAAAATAATAATGTATAATAATAAATTATAAAAATGACAACTTTAACCGAACTAACTAAACCTTTTACAATCGTTCATAATGAACCACATTCTGTTCGGGATAAATATTTAGAGGGTCAACCGTATAAAAATCAAAATTTTCCGGGACCCTTTCAGGGAATGTCAAAGCAAGGGGTAGACAATTATATGTCGAATCAACGTGAAACAGTACAAAATTATCATACCATTGCTGAAACACCACTTCCAATAGAAGCTTTAAAGTATTCTGAATTTAATAAAGGAACTCCAAGTTGTCCGTCGCAACAAGGTCCTACTGTTCCAATGGTTCCTGTACCTGGTGTTCCAGCTGAAAAGGCAGGTGGATCAACGAGAAGTGTACACTTCGGGGACCACCAGGGCGGCTTCGCCGCGGAACACTTTTCAATGCCAAAAATCCCTGAAGGAGAACCAATTGATGATTTTAAGGATAATAATTTAAGCGACCCATGTAGTGAAACGGGATTTGGACAAATCGTACCTCGATTTAAAGCAAATTCGTTCTCGGGAAAATGTAGCGCAGAGGGTAATCCTTTATTAAATATAAACAATCGCCCAGTTGACCAATTTTCACATAATAATATGGTTCCTTATTATGGTGCAAAAATAACACAAAATATGTATTCAACCGGTGTTCCACAAGCAGGTGATAATAATGATTGTAAAAACAGTAAAGCAGGATTTGCAGACGTTACTCCTCATCGTGATAAGTTACAAACATTTACAGGGTGTGATGAAATGTATATGCACAAAAGAGAAACAGGACCATTATTTAGTCCTGCGGAGCAACAAGATGGGTGGGTATTTGGTACACCAAGTTTCAGACCCAACCTCGATCGTTACAAACAATCGATTAAAAATAAAACTAATGAATCACCCGTGGAAAAATTACAAGTTGGTCCCGGTATTGGGTTAGATTATACTGCACCAGCGGTTGGTGGATTTCAACAATATACAAGAATTTTACCAAACAATATTTCAAACTATAAAGCAAATCAATTAGAAGGAAGAGTTTCGGGAGGAAAATGGTATGTGAATCATCCAGAAAGTCAATTTATACACGGCGTACAAAGTAATAAACCAAGCACGTACATCACACAAGCACGAAGACCGACCATGCGGTCTAAGTTTTATACAGAAGCACCCAGTGCAGATAGTGCTCGTCTTACTGATTACAATCTATCTACAAGTAAAGGAAAACAAGCAAGGTCGGACACAGAAATCAGTGCAGGTTATGGTCAAATTGACGACCCTACCACAGGTGGTAGTGGGAATAATTGCGTATCCTACGGACAAGCACCCGTTGGGAAGGTTATGGGTTCACTCGTACCGCAACAATCACAAGATATGGGTTCATTTAACACCATCAGAGAAACATTTAAAAGAGGTGCTGCGGGATATTCTGAAAAAGATGGTTTTTGGGAATGTACGGATAAGCAGCAGGGTTCAGAACGTTGGGACCTGTGGGGACCTGCACGCGGTGTGATTCCGAACACAGAAACACGTGAAGGTGTATATGTAAATTATACCGATCGCGGTACAATTAATCCTTTTATCATTAACGCTACGGGGACCGCCCAGAATAAGGGTGGGGTGTGGAACCCTAACTCATTTCAAGACCAACAGAAGACCACTCGTAAAGAAACGACGAATTATAGTTATACCGGTAACGTGAAGGGAGTAACGGATAACACGACATTAAACCCATTTAATGAACAAGATTTAAGAGTCACAAAGAAACAGACGAATCAATTTAGTTATACCGGTAACGTAAAAGGATTGACAAATAATACAACATTAAACCCATTTAACGAACAAGATTTACGTACCACCCGCAAAGAGACGAATCAGTACGCTTATCAAGGTAATGCTGCGGGTGGGATACCCATGGATACAAACCGACAAATGTTTACGGGAAGTTTTAATTAATCAAAAATATTTTTTAATTAAAGACAAAAAACTTAATGTATTTAAAAAGCTTTTTTTTCAAATTATTCATGAATAACACAACTATCGATATTGTAAACTTAATTGAAAATAACCCTTTAACTAGATTAAGCTCGTCGTATAAAACCAAACTTGTATCTAAGATAAAAGATAATTTTACTAACACACAACAACAACTCTTCCTTGCTAGTTTTTATTGTTATCTTAACTGTAATGCTCAAGAGGATTTTGTAATTGATTTAGATACAGTGTGGAAATGGGTAGGATTTAGTAGAAAAGGTCATGCTAAAACAGTCTTTCAAAAAAATTTCATTGAAAACATCGATTATAAGGTTGTTCATTTGATTTCCGCATCCGCGGAAATCAAAAAGAATGGTCGTGGTGGAGATCGAAAGTCAGAACAGATTTTGATGACAGTGAGGACATTTAAGAAATTTTGTATGAAAAGCAAAACAAAAAAAGCGGATGAAATACACGATTATTATATACAATTAGAAGAATTAGTGCAAGAGTTAGTAGAAGAAGAATCACAAGAATTAAGAGAAAGATTAACGGCAAGTATTAAACATAAAGAAAACAATATATTAACAAATTTTGAAGATAAACCTGTTGTGTATGTTGGTTATATAGATACGAATTTAGTTAAATTTGGATATTCAAATAATATTAAACAACGTATCAAAAAACATAGAAGAGAAATTAAACCAGATTTTACATTTGAGTATGTTTATGAATCGTATTATAATAGAGAAATAGAGAAAAAAATAAAAGAACAAATAAAATCAAACATAACAAATAAAAAAAATAAAACATATAGAAAAATAACACCGAATGTAAAACATTTAAGTATATTACATATCATATTATCGAGTGAATATTTTAAATATTATTTAAATGATACTTATTTCAAACGATTAAAAATGACAAAAATACACAAAATATTTTATAAAATTCCAGGAATTTGTACAAAAAAAAAAGATTGCAATCAAAATAAAAGCTCAATGGAAATTGATTTAAATATCGTATGTCCATGGATTTTTTCCAATTTAAACATTTCTAAAAATACTGAGAAATTATTAAAGTTTTAATTAATATTTTTGACCCTCTTGTTTACGACTGAATTCTTTAATCCCTCTTTGTATATACGGTGGTTCAAATATTTTACGTTGTTTCTCAGCTATTGTTAAATACCGACCATAACCTATTAAACAACGAGAAAGTATCCACTGGACATAAAATTTATAATATGCAATATAACTTGAATAATGTTTAATTAATAATTCAAGATTAAATTTTGTTTCTTTATTATTCTTTAAATTTTCCCAATATTCGTCTTCAAGTCTTGTATTTTTTTTTTTCGTTTCGGGTTTATCCCGTAAAATAAAAACTTCTATCATTTTATTAAATATAAATTCATAGTGGTCTTTTTCATCGCGGGCTAATTCAGCTAATTCTTTATAATCTGAAACATTTATCCCGTTGATATATTTTTCACTTGTTTCTTTGTTAAGTTTTTTAATATGTAGTGCTTCGTCTGTGATAAATTTTGGCATTACTTCTTTAATAAAGTCATAGATTATAATTCAAGTTCATAAAAACCAGCAGCAGGACTATTTAAAATTCCACCATAAAACGAGACTGGGTCGAATAATTCACGTTGTTGTTTACTTAATTCTACGTAGTCATCTCTTTGTAAACAGTGTTCGTATATCCAATTGATATAAACTTTATAATATGCGATATAACTCACATAATGTGTAATTAAAAATTTAACCTCATCTTTAGATGCCTTTTTCTGTTCAATTTTTTCTTTGATTTCATTAACATGGTTTGATTGTAAGGGTTTTCCTATACCAAGTACATTCACGTATATATTATTTCTTAACGAATCAAAGTCTTCCATTTTTTCAGGCATCATTATACGAACGATTTCATAAAATATATTTTCATACGTTTCTTTTTCTTTCTCGGCGAGTACAATTATCGAAATTACACCCAATATATCACTTGGTTTAAACGGTATTTCTGCTGTAAAATATGTTTCAATTGAGTGGATAAGTTTATTTTTTTCGGGATTCGGTCCTATATTTTTAAGATTGAATAACTCGGTATATTTATTCACAGTTTCTTTGTAATTTGTTTCAATATGGTATTCTGCTTCTCTTTTTCTTAAATTTTGCATAATACTTTAATAAAGTCATAGATTATTTAAACGGACACTTTGCGTTTGGTACATGTGAACCAAATAACCCCGCAACATTTCCTTTGTCGTAATTACAAGTAATAATCGAACCTTCCGCAGCACGTATAACACCGTTTGAGTCCCGAATATTTTTGGGACAATCAATACGAGCGCATCCAATTTCATTGGTATTTTTCCAAACCATTTGTGTAAAATGACCGACCTTACTAAAATTACTCGGCACACCGCTCCCTTGGAGTGGCGGACCCCCTCGGGGGTTCACGTCTTGTCCCGCCTTCGGCGGGACGTAATCCAAACATTCATCGTACCACGATTGAACTGCCATTTCCGCATTGCCTGGGTCAGTTGGAAAACCATGAGATACAAATAAATTTTGACCAAAGTGTCCTGGAAGATATTTTTGTTTCTCAGACAGTGAACGTGTAGGATGACGTATGGTACAATTCTCTTGGTTTTTTAAATACGTGTTCCATTCGGCTGCTTTTTTTGCCAAGTTATCGTTCCACGTTAAGTTATTTAACCCATTCATTCGTCTTGCTTCGTTTGAATAAAAGAGAACATTGGTTTTAAAATTCGTGCCTTCTGGGGCACTACGCTGCGCGTCATTAATCGGTGTTTTTGTCCCCGAAGGGGACCCGGGTGGCGACTTTGTCACCTCCGGTTTAGAAAACAAAAAACCCATTATTGATGCTTTTAATTATTATAAATAAATTAAATTATTCGGGCGGCGAAGCCGCCTACGGACCTACGGTCTAACATCTACGCTTCTTTCTTCTGCGTCCGAATCCAAGTGCTTTACCGAAACCGGCAAATGGGTTTCGTGGCATAACACCTCTTACTCGTCCAGCTGCGTTGGAGCACATATCAAAATTAGCACAAAGAATAACTAAACAAAGAATTGCCAAAATAATACCAACAGTAAAGTTAATTCCCTTAACAACTCTAATTTCTTCTGGAACATTTTTATCTTCCAGTGTTCCATCGTGAACTGAAGCCGCGGAATCACCAAGTAGTTGAATAGAAATAAATGCTGCGATAATAAATCCAGCAATACTCATCGCGTGTTTATTCAATATTTCACTGAAATTTGGCTTGGTCATGTTCATTCTAAGTAAACCCACAGCAACTAATATAAGTACAACAACTATGATAAGTGCAACAGATTTACCAAATTCGGTATTTACCATAAACTCAAGTGAAGACATATTTTAATCGTATAAAAATTTATTTATTATATCAAAATATTTTTTTTTTTTCGAATTAAATTTAATTCAAATGTCAACAACAACTGATAAAATTTGTCAAAAATATTAACAGCACTCATTTAATTATATATATTACGTTATTAAAATAATTTATTCACGTGATAAATATATTCGATTTGTGCTTGAATGATTGGTTTTCCTTTATTTGATTCGTGTGCATCCCATTTTGCTTTTTCTTTAAATTGAAAGCTCCACGGCGCATCTGTTAAATTATCTCCAACTGTTGATTGTTTGTACAATCCGTATATTTTCAACTTGTCTTCATTTGAAATATTTGGATTAACTTGTGATGTTGATACAGTATTACACAAGTCTAGAAATAATTTGTTGATTTCAAAGTTGCTCAATTGTTTTAAGTCGGATAAACTCTTTTGTTTCATTGTTTAAATTATTTTATGTTATTATTAATAAATAAAGAATAAAATTTCACAATGGGGGCGCAAACTTCAACAAATGTAAATGAAAATGTAAAAAAGGCAATTACCGATATGAGTACAGAAGCACTTAGTGAAGTACTTACATCAAATACTAATTTCGTACAAGCTTCTCAGATACAAGAAGTAGTGTATTCGGGAAAAATTACGTGTGATGTCACAATAGAACAGAATGCAACCGTGGAGAACACGGTGTATAATGAAATGACAGATGAAGAATCCAATGATTTCCAACAAATATTAGAAAATAAACTAAGTGATTCTTTTGAAAACCTAACCCAACAACAACAAGAAGACCTTGTTTTATTCCAAGCCAATGTATCGGTTAATGTTAATAAAACTAGACAAGAAACATTTAATGACCTAAGTACTCTAATTTCTTCAACCACACAGAACGTCTTAAATAATCAAATTCGTGTAAACCAACAACAAAAAGTTACTTTTATTGATGCAGAAGTGTTATGTGAAAATGGGTTTCTAATTGGTCAAAACGTAAGTATTAAAAACGTGGTTGAAAATGTAATGAACTCTGTCTTCGAAAATATAAAATTTCAAAGTGCATCACTTGCGCAAGAATCAGAATCCCTAAACTCGACGATTCAAAAACAATTAGGAATAGGGTTGGATGATTTGTTAATGGCTATTATTTTACCGTTTATATTCATTGTTATATTTATAATTTTGGGTTTCTTTTTGTTTGCTTGGTTGAGACCCAATTCAAAAATAAGAAAATGGACAATATTTCGTTGGGTAACGTGGCCCGCAGCAAAAACAACAGCAGCATACGGGCGTCGACGATTACGAAGAAGATGATTTTGATAAAAGTTGTTTGATTCTTCTCATGATATCGTGTTTCATAACAGATGGATTTTTTGGTAAATTTGTTATTCGTAATGTTGGATCTTGTTCGTATGTAGACACTATTAATTTTAATTTGTTTAATCGAATATTAAGTATTTTTCGGTGTTTTTCTTCTTTGATTAACGGTAATTCGTTTTCTTTCACGTTTTTAATAAATTCGTAATAA